TACAACTTATTGTATTTTTTGTAGGAAAAAAGTATGAAAAACAGCGATTTTGCAAAAAACGTAAAAAAAAAACGCACTTTTATACCCCCCCCCCTAAAAAGTGTATCAAGAAATAGGGGGGGGTGTTTTTCCATTATTTTATAAAAAAAATTATTATTAAAAAAAATATATAAAATATATATAGTAGTATTAATTAATTTTGTAACTTTGTAGCAATAATTATATTTTTTAAGAATGGAAAGAGATAAAGTATTTTTGGATATAATCCAACAGATTGAATTGGGTCGTTCTATAAAAAACATATTAGACGATGATACTTACCCTATATCTCGTTCTACTTTCTACAACTGGTTAAATGAAAATCCCGACAGAATAGAATTATATAAGAAAGCTACTGAAATACGAGCTGATGGTATCTTTGATGATATGTTGGAGATTTCTGATGACAGGAGTAAGGATTACTATCTTGATGTGAATGGAAATAGACAACAGAGTATGGTTGCTGTGAACAGGTCGAGATTACAACTTGATACTCGTAAATGGGTATTAGGTAGAATGAATCCTAAAAAGTATAGTGAGAAGTTAGATATTACATCAGGAGGAGATAAGTTGAAGGTAGTTCCGATTATAGGGATGCAGATTATTAACCAAGAGGAAGAAGAAGTTGCAGAATAAAAGTCTATCGTTAAATGTTAGAGGTAATTTAAAGCAATTAGAAGCTATAAAGGCTTGGACTGACAAAACTACTATCGATATTGTTTACGGAGGTAGCAAGGGAAGTGGTAAAACTTTTATAGGATGTTCTTTGATATGTGCAGATGCACTAATGTACCCTGAAACGCATTATTTTATTGCGAGAAAGACATTAGCAGATTTAAGGAAGTTTACTATACCTTCTATTCAAGAGGTTTTGAGTGGTTGGGGAATAACAGAGGATTATTATACGTTTAACGGTCAAGATAACTACTTCAAATTCCACAACAAGTCTAAAATATTTTTGATTGACGCAAAGTATTTGCCAAGCGATCCGAATTATATGCGATTTGGAGGTATGCAGAACACTCGTGGTTGGATAGAGGAGGCTGGAGAGTTTGATATAGAGTGTAAGAACAACTTACAGGCATCTATTGGTCGTTGGAAGAATAAGGAGTATGATTTAGCACCAAAGTTGTTACAGACTTGTAACCCGAGTAAGAATTATTTGTACAAGGATTATTATAAGGCGACTATTGATGGTAACATACCAACGTACAAGAAGTTTATTCAAGCCTTGCCGACAGATAATAAGACGTTGCCTGAAGATTACGTTCCTAACTTGATGAAGATATTAAGCCATAACGAGATTCAAAGACTTGTGTATGGTAATTGGGAGTTTGATGACAACCCTTATGCGATGTTTGAGTATGCCGACATACTTGGATTGTACACCAATGAGTTTGTGAAGCCTACTCAAGATAGGTATATGACGTGTGATATTGCGTACACAGGTTCAGATAAGTTTGTTATTGTGATTTGGGCGGGGTTCGTAGCGTTGAAAATAATTGCCATTGATAAGATTGATGATACAATGGTAAGTAAGAAGATAAATGAACTGCGTATAGAGAATAGAGTGCCACTAAAGAATGTGATATACGATGCTGATGGATTGCAGACATTTACAAGAGCCTCGACAAAGTTGGGTAATTTAGTTGGAGCAACACCGTTTAACAATAATGGTAAGCCGATAAAAATGCACGGTAAAACGGAGAACTTTAAGAATTTGAAGGCACAATGTTACTGGTACTTTGCAGAAGCAGTTAAAGATTCAAAGATGTTTATTCAAGAGGATAAATATAGAAAGCAAGTGATTGAGGAATTGGAGCAGATAAATAGAAGTCCTTTGCAAGATGATGGTAAAATATCGTTGGAGAAAAAAGAGGAAATAAAAAAGAGGATAGGTCGGTCACCTGATTTTGCCGACGCTCTTATGATGCGATTTTTCTTTGAGTTGAAAGGTAAACCGAGATTACGGATAATTTGGTAAATAAATAAAATATGATATTCAAGAACAACGAAGAAGCCATATCGGCTATTAAGAGAAATTTAAAAGTTGATGAGGAATTTGTTGAAATGCGTGAATGTTCGCAAGAATTAAGAGCGTTAGTAAATGGAGATGATTTCATAGATGAGCTTATAGAGAATATAGAGGGTATTGAGAGTGAAGTAAAGGCAAATGCGAGAAGGCAATACTCAAGAAGCATAAAAGATTTGTTTGGAAGGATATTTCAGCCTATCGACAACATTTACTACGCAACAGGAGGTGTTAAGGAGTACGACATATTGAACTCTGAAATTAAAGCGGAGTTTTTAAGTAAGATTGCCAGTATTAGAGATGGAAAGTCTTTAACGGAGTGGGTGCAGAACAATGCAATTAAATTAATGAATACAGATCCAAACGGATTGATGTTCTTGGAATATACTACTGAACCTGAAATTGATATTTATCCAACGTACAAAGCCATAGACAGCATTCGTTATTACGAATCAAAAGGACAGATGGTTGAGTATGTAATATTTGAGCCAAAAGAGTTAGGAGAAAGGAAATTTTGGAGAGTTGTTGATGAATTAACAGATAGAACGTTCGAGCAAATTGGAGATGTATTCAACATTGTTGAAGAATTATCGTTTCAACATCCGTTTGGTCAAGTACCCGCACTTATTTGTTCTAATATTCAGATACCAGCAGAGGAGGAAAGATTGTCAGCTATTGACAACATCATCGACATCTCTAAAGAATATGCTCGTGACCAATCATTTTTGACATTATATAAAATTTATAAAGCCAATCCAATCTTTTGGAAATACGTTCAGTATTGTGGCGATTGTGGAGGAACAGGTAAAGTAGAGGAAGATACTTGTACTACTTGTGATGGTCACGGAAAGATGATGGGTAAAAGCGATGTAACAGGAGTTGTTGAGCTACCTATTCCTGATGACAGAGATACACCAGTTATCGCACCAAACATCGCTGGATTTATATCTCCTGATTTAGATGTGTGGAAACAATATGGCGAGGAGTTGAATATGTTGGAGGAGAAGATGTATAAAACGCATTGGGGTACAAGTTACGGTATTCAGAATATGAACAATGTAGAGAAAACTGCTACCGAAATTATCTACAACAAACAACCGTTAGAAAACCAACTAAACAAATATGCTGACTTTATCGAATATGTAGAGTGGAAATTTTGCGAATGGATATTGAACTTCTACGATTTAGGTAAAAACAGGAACGAAAGTAGAATAACTATTAATTTAGGTCGCAGATATATCGTTGAAGGTTATGATACGTTATTGGAAAGATATGAGATGTCAGTTAAGGCTGAAGAAAATAGTGTGGTATTGGATAAGCTGTTTAGTGAGTATTTATCTGCGAAATATAGAAATAATCCTATCGATTTGCAAATTAATTTGTTAAAAATGCGAATTGAACCATATTTACACTTACCTTTACAATCAGTTTTGACTATCTTTGGAAACGAAGAAGCTCAGAAGAAAGTATTATATCAAAAATGGTGGCAGACCGTTACTGATTATAGTAAGTCAGAAGAATTGCTGACTGCTGAATTTAATAACTGGTTTGAATTAAATAAAAAGGTTGTAGTTACACCATCTGCACCTGTAACTAAATAAACTATATGGAATTAATTGCTGTTTACAGAGCCTACAAGTTAGGTAGAGAAGGAGATGGATTTAACAAAGACTACAAATTAAAAGTAGAGCGTGATCCGCACCTATGCGAAATCGAATACGCAGAAGGCGTAAACCACCACTCAAAAATAAATGGGTTGTGGTACGAGAAAGATGAAAGGCTTTCTAAAATACATTATTCAGGTGGAGATTTTACTTTACACTTGGAAGATGTAGAAGAAGAAAGCAAGGAAGTTTTGGTTGCTAAATACGAAGAATTGTCAGGAGAAAAAGCAAAGCCTATTTGGGGAGTAAAGAAACTTAACGAAGAAATTGCTAAACTTAATAAATAATTTATGGCATTAGAAAATATTGCAGAAATTGAAACCACGTTAGGAATTGAAAGTGGTAAGTTAATTGAAATGATAAATAGTGATGAAGCGTTTAAAGTAGATTTGTCAGAAAAAGTTTTTTTAGATAAGACTGCTTATGAAGAAAGAATCGCTAACATCAAAAAAGAAAGTGCTATAGTGGCGATTGAGACCGCTGTAAAAGAACAAAGAAATAATCTTGGATTAGATTTTCAAGGAAAGACTATCGAGAATTTAGTAAGTGCGATTAAAGCCAAATCTGAATCTGAAAGTAAAATTGAGCCTGAAGAAAAGTATAAGACTTTGAAAACAGAGTTTGATGGATTGGTTTCCAAGTTAAATGAAAAAGATGCAGAATTTAATTCGTTTAAAACTCAAATAGAGAAAACAAACACATTAAATGAAATCAAAAGTGAATTTACGAAGTATATTCCTGATAATGTATTGGTATCTAAATCTACTATATTTACAGAAGCAAAAGAAAAAGGATTCTCTTTTGAAAAAGAAGATGGTAAGATTGTTATTAAAGATACAAACGGAAATGTATTGAAGGATGACAACTACTCTCCAATAGCTGTAAAAGATTGGGTAACTACATTTTCAACACCTTATTTAGCTAAAGTTGAAGGGGGAGCTGGAAAAGGAGATGATACTGGAGATGGTAAAGCTGGAAGTTTTGAAGCGTTTATGAAAGAATCAGAAAGAAATGGTTGGAACGCAAGTAAAATGAATGGCGAGATGGCTAAACGTATTGCTAACGGAACTTTGAAGATATGAGAAAATTAATCGAATGGTTTTTTTCTTTACTTATAGACAAAGATAAAGTAGAAGCATTTAAAAAAGAAGAAGCCGAAAAATTAAGAAAGGAATATCTTGACTATCAAAATGCGAAGTACCTTAATAAATTAAGAAAAAGGTAAAATAAATTGGAAGATTAATCTTCCAAAACAAAAAAATCCCTTACGAATTAAAAACTTGTAGGGGATTTTTTGTAACTTTGTATCACTTTGGCGGTAGTTGGAGGGATTCGGGCGGTATGCTCAAAATAAAAAAAAGAGTATTATCAATTAAATTTTAAACAAAATGGCGAATAAAACAACCGCAAATTTAGTAAAAGCACAAGCTAAACTTATTGGAGCTTTTCAATCATCTGAGTTACGTTTCACGTATCCAGCAACTTATTTAGCTTTAAAAGCTATGTCCCCTATTATGTTTCCAAACTACGATACACTTCGTACAAGAGAAGATAGAGTAGTAGAAACTAACTACATCGCAAGAGCAAGTAGAAGTGCTGCTTCAGGAGCAAGAACTCACAACCACACAGGAGTTAAACAAGATTCAGCAACACTTACTCCATCTTGGGCAATCTTTGCTGACAAATTTAACATTTCTTTGAAACAAGCTGACATTTCTGTTTATAGTGCTGATGAGCAACTATTCAATGAAATCTCAAATGCAGTTTCAAATATGATGGAATCTTACGAAACCGCTGCTGTTGATTATTTAGTAGCTCAAAGAAATGCTACTGCAACAGGATTAGTTTCAACAGGAGATGCTGTATTTACTACCGCAACTGGTAAAAATGCTTTTGAAATTGCCGCTGCAAACATTACAAGAGGTATGCAAATCACTAAAGTAGCTATGATGGCCAACAAATATCCAGCTGGATATACTGTTTTCTGTGATTCTACTTCTTATGCTACTTTTGAATATCAAGCTGCTCAAGGAGTTACAAACGCTACTAACTTGTCATTCCAATTTAATGGTGTAACTTTCGTTCACTCTGTTGGATTAGGTGCTAAAGCTGCTGTAATCAACGCTTCTTACACAAAAGGATTTTGGATAGTTGTTCCTAACGGTACAGTTGCTACTTTGCCCTGGATTCCTGTTCAAAACAGAAATGGTGTAGAAACTCCAGTTGGTAACTACTCTAACATTATCAACCCTATTGATGGAGAGTCTTACGCAGTACATACTTATTTGACTGCTGCTGACGATTCAGCTAATAACGGTTATACTCAAGATGTTGTTACACAATACGAGTTATCTCAAGATTTAGCTTTCGTGAAAGCTCCATTGAGTACTGCAAATGCTTCTACAATTTTAGCTTTTGCTCAACTATAATAGATGATAAACATCACTAAAATACAAACAGCGTTATCGGGACTTGTAGGGTTTAAACAGCCTTACAATCCTGATTATGCTATTGTAGATTCAACCAACCAAGCGAGTTCTTCAGGTTATTACATAACGGATAATCCGTATGCTAAAATCGAGTACATAAAGGACAACCAAGATTACGTTGATATATCTACAACAGGTTTTAATTCATTACTTGCTGACATTAAGAAGTCATCTATATCAAGTATATGCAATCAAGTGTTTAGTGATTATGATTTTATTGATAGAACATTATTGTTCAAAAATGCTTCTAATAAAATAGAAGTAGAAACATTGCCAACTGGTTTTGTCGGGTATCGAATTAGAGTAACAGGAAAAGAAAATGTGGCTTTTAAAATTAGCCGAGTTTTACTCGACTTTCAAGGTACAGGAAGTTTTACTTTACTACTTTGGAATACTGCAAAGAAGGCAGCGATACAATCAAAGGCAATAACAATAACAACCGACCATCAGGAAGTCACACTTGACTGGGTTATAGATAATACAGACACCACTTACAAAGGAGAATACTACATAGGCTATATTAATGATTCGCTTACGGTAGCTCCATACAAAAGAGATTGGAATGCTGGTAATGTGTTGTCAAATCCTACATACTTACAGATTGAGAGAGTAAAATTAGTTAATCACTTAACTACTACTCTATTTGATTTAGAAGATATTGAAGGATTGTCAGAAGATTCAGGATTGAATTTTGATATAAGTGTGTACGAAGATTATACTGACTTCATTATAAACAATAAAATGCTTTTCGCAAGAGCAATTCAAATTGAAGGTATTATAGGTTGTATTCAACTTTACTTATCATCATTAAGAAGTAACTCAAATCAATCGCAATCTGCTCAATTATATGAGAAGTTAATGATTGAATTAAAAGGAACAGCTAACGAAAGCGTGGTTAAAGTAATTGGGTTAGAAAATCAGTTGTTAGGCGAGATTGCTTCTATAAGAGCTGAAGTTGGTAAATTGAAAAAAGGTTTAGTAAAGTCAAATCAAATCTTTGCTTATACATTAAGATAATGGCTAATTACACAAAAGAAAACCCAGTAGGATTAGATTTAGTTGTCGATGTAATACAAAAAAAATTGTATAACAAACTATCTCCATTGTGGAATGTGAAATTGGAAGGTTATCCAAGATGTTACGAGATTAAAAGAAGTAAGAAAACGACTATTGAACATTATATAGGAAAGGGAGAGTACAAATCACTTATAAGTAGTGATGAAAACAAATTCTTTTTTATCGTTAAGGACAACATAAGACAAGTTAGCTTTACGACTTACAATGCAGTTATTGAGTTGTTTTTCATAGTGAATGTGCAAGATTGCAAACCGTCTATCAAGCATAGAGCAGATGAAGAAGTTAGAAGCGATGTTATATCTGTGTTATCTACAATAGGTGTTGCAGATGCGTTAAAAACAATTATAATAGATACTGCTTCTGTTTTTAGAGGTTACGACTATGAGTTGTTAAATGATATGCACCCTCACGATTGTTTTAAGGTTATTTTCGAGATAAGAGATTTTAAATTAAAATAAATGGAATTTAAAGTAATTAAGCCATTTACATTTGACAAATATTACAATAAAGGAGAAGTAATTAATCTCCATACAAAAGAATTAATAAAACGTTTAATTAATAACAAACACATTATAAAAAATGGCATTAGCAAATCAAATAATAGTAGTTCCAAGCTCTAAAGCAGATTTATTAGGAACAGGATTGGAAGCAACAGCTTTCGATTGGGATAGAGTAGAAACGATTGAGCTTTCTTCAAGAAGCTATGTATATCCATCAACAGACCAAAATTTAGCAAGTGTTCAAGCTGCTCAAGTAAACGGAGATTTAATTATTCTTCAAGGAATAAAATCTTTCAAAATTACTGCTGTTGAACCACAAGTAAATACCGCAGATGGTTCAGGTTATAAAACAGTAACAGGAGAGCTTCCTTACGAGTATGAAGTAATGTTCGATAACAATGGTGTAAACTTTTGGAAAGCATTAAGAAAACTTAACTCTAAAGATTCTTACAACTGTGCGTTTTACGATGTTGAAGGAAACAAGATATTTACATCAAGCAAAAAAGGAGATGTATTCAAAGGATTCCAAGCTAAAATGTTGTTCGTAGGGCAATACAAAGGTAAAGAAGGAAATAACCCAGCGGAGGTTAAAATGAACATCCAATTAGCCGACACAGGAGAAATGGAAAGACAAGTATGGATTTCAGGAGAAATTCTTGATTTTGATGCTAAATCTGATTTAGATGGTGTGAATGATTTGTATCTTGCTACAACAGGAACAACTCCTACTACTTCAACTACATCTTGGTCGTTTACTAACACATTAGCAGACCGTTCTCAATATGTTGCTGGTATTCCATTATCTAATTGGGCGATTAAGAAAGTTAATGTTACAACTGGAGCTACAACTTATGTTATTCCTTCTGCTGTTTCAGAGAATCCAGTAACTAAAACCTACACTCTTACACACACTGCTTTGACAACAGGTTTTACTTATTCTGTGATTACTGCTACTACTCCAACCACGAGTTCAATAGCTTCTCCTATAATTCAAAACTCAACAACTAAACTTATCTATAAGGGAGTTAGTGCTGGTATTGCATTGTAATATTTAGATTAGATTAATTTATTAGACCCGATGCGTAACTGTATCGGGTTTATTGCTTATATTTGTATTATGACAGTAAGAGAATACATAGCGAGAGCTAAAACAGTTCAAACATCTGTAAAGGGATATGTTGATGATATTGCCTTAATGAAACAAGATGAGGTAATAAATATGAATATAATCCAAATGGAAAAAGGATTGGGTACTAATGATTCTAAATTAAACTATGCAAACGGATATACTGGAACATATAAACAATCAACGGTACAAAGATCTTTATTAGATAAGACAGTGTTGCCTAAAGTATATGGAGAATTGTATAATTTCGGATGGTTTGGAGATTATTTATCTAATTTCAAAGTAAGAGTAGTTAAAGAAAATAAATTAGAAGTATATAGTACTGGAACAGGCACTGGAGGAAAGTCAGTTTTCCTTACTCGAACTCAATATATGTATGGATTAAATGCAGAAGATACTCGCAAGTTAAACTACGAAATAATATACCCTGAATTAATGAAATTTATAAAACAATTTATATGATTGAATACTATGATAGCATAGAAGTGTTACCATTATACAACTGGGATAAATACACAACAACAAGAGATAATAATTGGTTAATAATAGGTTTCAACGGTAGGCAGACTAAAATAGACAACGAAGAACTGCCTGTATTAGAAGCTAAATTACAAGAGGAATATTTTAAAGCAGTAGATGATAGGACTTTTACAAAAAAGTTGCAGAAATGGGCTAAAATCGATAATCTACGCACACGATATAATATAATCTCACTACTTTGTAAAAGAATTTGGTTAGGATTTGGAGATATGCAGATGGAATTAAGACAGCAATACATTGAGATAATAAATAAGTTTGGTTTTAATATGCCAATAATAAATACGGTTGAAGGAGATGCTGAAGAAATTGCATTGATAACACAAGCTATGCAAAACATTAAAACGCAAATTGAAATGCTTGAGTCAGAATTAAAAACTGATGACAAAAAACAGAGTTATAGTCTTAATAAGCAAATTGTTTTAGTAGGTTTAGGATTAGGATTACCTTATAAAATCAATCCAAAAGAAACAACAGTAATGGAATGGGTAGAGCTATGTAAATTATTAGAGGAAAAAAATAATCAACAAGTAAAGAATAATAAATAGAAAAGTTGTAACTTTGTAGTTCGGGGATTACTGTGAAAGCGGTAGTCCCTTTTTAAATTTAATATACTATGGCAAACGAGATAGATTTAATTGTTGGAAGTGAAGCATTTGCACAGATAACTAAATTATTAACTGAATTAGGTAAAGTAGATACAGAGTTAGGTAAATTAGCCACGTCTTTTGGTAATTTAGGAAAAGGAGCTACTAACCCTTCAGATTCTGCTGCTTTAAAAACACTTACAGATAATAACGCAAAACTTAATGCTGAAATACTAAAATTAAGTCAGTCGTACGATGTTTTAAATGATAAGTTAAAGAAAGCAACAGACGAAGGAGTAAAAAGAGGAAAATATGTTACTCAAGAGGTAATAGATACTCGAGCTTTAAATAAAGAATATACAATAAAATATACTGAACTATCAAAAGTTGCTGGTGCTTATGCTAATTTAGACGCTGAACACAAAAAATTTGTAAAAACAGCTCAAGATGAAGCTGCTGCAAACAGACAAAGTGGGGAAGAATATAAAAAAGCAATATTAAGAGCCAATGAATTAGGAGCAAGATTAAAAGCTATTGATGCCGATGTTGGAAAACATACTCGTAATGTAGGTAATTATTCATCATCTTGGAATGGATTAAGTAACTCTATAAATCAGCTTACTCGTGAAGCTCCAGCATTTGCTAATAGTGTCCAAACTGGATTTATGGCATTATCCAATAACTTACCGATATTAGGGGATGAAATCAATGCTATTCGAGAAAAAAATAAGGCTTTAGCGAGAGATGGAGAACCTACGGTTAGTGTTTTTAAAACACTTGCTTCAAGTTTCTTTTCTTGGCAAACTGCCATATCTATAGGGGTAACATTACTTACTGTTTATGGTGCAAAACTATGGGAATTAGCAACTGCTGGAGATGCTGCTTCAAAAGCACAGGCTCAATTAGCAGAAGCCAATGCTGAAGCAGCTAAAGATGCTTCAAAGGAGATTGGTCAATTAGATGTATTATATAGAACTTCTCAAAATCACGCATTATCAATAGAGCAAAGAAAAAGAGCAGTTGATAAAATGCAAGAAGTATATCCTTCATATTTTGCTAATTTAAAAGATGAAGAAATATTAAATGGTAGAGCTAAAGAATCTTATCTTGATTTAAGAGAAGGAATATTAGCATCTGCAAGAGCTAAAGCTATATCATCTAAATTAGATGAAAATGCATCTTCAAGATTCGATAAAGAGCTTGAACTTCAAAACAGGATAGTTTCTGCTCAAAAAGATGTAGCAGATGCTTATAGACTAAAGAAGGATATAACAACGCAAGTAATTGGTTCTGATGGTCAATACTATGAAACTACAATAACTAAAGAAAAAGAAATAGAACTGTCAAATAAAAGGCTTAAAAAAGCAAAACAGGACTTGTTCGATTTCAATAAACAAGCTGGTAAAGATGACTTATTCTTATTGCAAGAATTAGAAAAAGCTGAAATAAAAGCTGCTAAAAGAAATTTTGACGCTACTAAACTTAAAAAAGAAAAAGTAGATAAACCAAAAGAAGATAGGTCAGCAGAAGAAGCTGCGAAAAAAGAAGATGAAAGATTAAAAAGAGAGTATGAAGCGTTAAAATCTAACCTTGACAGACAAAAAGAAATAGATAAAGATGGATTAGAATCATTTAAAGGAAGTGTTGATGATAAAATTAAATTATCAATCCAATTAGCTCAAGATGAAATAGATATTGCAAATGTAGTATTTAACGAAAAGAAAAGATTAGCTAAAGGAGATGTAGATTTAATTACAGTAGCCAATAATGAAAAATTAACAGCAGAAGAAAATGCTCAACAAGAAAATTTAAAGAGAGTAAAAAAATATTATGAAGATGTAAACAAGGAAACAGCAGAATATTATAAAAACAATCCTCCATTATTCGTAGAAAGTCCTGAAGCTAAAAAAGCAAGAGAAAAACAAGAAGCCGACAGAAAAAAATCATTAGAAGAACAAGCTGCTTATCTAAAATCATTTGCTACTGAATTTGCATCTAATTCAGGTTTTCCCGAAACATTTAAAATGTTGTCAGGAGAAATAGAAGGATTTGGAACAAACTCGGCAGTAACGTTCAATGCAATAGCAGAAGGAGCGCAAGAAATGTTTAACTTCATAGGTCAAGCATCACAAGCAAGTTTTGACCAAGAATATGCTCGTTTAGAAGCTCAAAAAGAATCATCTTTAAAGTTCGCTGGAGATAGTTCGGCAGCTAAAGAAAAAATTGAGGAGCAATATAGTAAAAAGAAAAAAGAAATAGAAATAAGAGAGTTTAAGCAAAAGCAAAAAATGTCCCTTGCTAATATAGCTATTGATACAGCTCAAGCTATTGTTAGTATATGGGCGCAAGTTCCTAAAGTAGATTTTGGTATAAGCGCGACTGCTTTGAGTATTTTCGTTGGAGCTTTAGGAGCTGTACAAGCTGGTATGGTACTTTCACAAAAACCACCAGCTTATGCTGAAGGTACAGATAATCACAGCGGGGGTCTGATGCTTGTGAATGATGGAAAAGGATCTAATTACGAAGAAAAAGTTATATTGCCAAATGGTAAAGTAATTAGACCTCAAGGTAGAAACGTGCTTATGGATGCTCCTAAAGGAACAAAGGTATTGAATCACGAACAGCAGTTATTTGAAATGCTACAAAGTAATAATATATCAATGTTACCTCAACAATCAAGTGGAATGACTCCTGAAGAAATGGATTTAATTTTAGGTAAACATTTTGGAAATATTAAAACACAAAACACTATCTTTGACAAGAACGGATTTCAAACGTATGTTAGAAATGGGAATAGCATAACAAGGTCTAATAGTAATCGTTCTCAAGCAATCGGGATAAGCGTATAATTATGGCACAAGAGATTTTCCAATTAAGATTTAAAAATAACGAAGATACAATCGTAAGCATTGATGAACCTATCAACTTTGCTACGGTTGATTTTCAGTTAAGCCAAAAAGAAAAGGGATATGGTCGTGATGTGTCTTTCAATGGTGGAGAAATACAGTTTGAATTTGTTAAATACAGAAACCATTATTTAGACAAGCTACTATACTACAACAATACTTATGGTTTTGAGTCTATTGTAGATTTAATAATCATTTGTGGAAACGTAACAACAATAATTGGAGAATTAGATTTTGCTACCGCTATTACAGATGATTTGGAGTACTTTAAATGCAAAGTTATTCAGCAGTCCAATAGACAGATAGTAAAGAGGAGAAAAGCTGTTAAAGTTGATTTATTGAGCGATAAAGATATTGACGGAAACGCAATAGAACCGTTAGTTAAGAAAAACTTAATACTAATAGCTAAACCTATATTTGAAAGTTCAAGATTAGAGCAAACAGACGTTTTTGATAATCACGGAGTCCATTCATACGGAAGCGGAAGAACCAATTACAGATTGTTTGCAAGGAATTTAGTAGATTATTCTGTAATAACAACTTACTCTCCTATTGATGATGGTAGTACAGAAGGCGTTAAAGTATTGACAGCCACTGCGTCATCATTAAGAAATATAACCATAAATGTAAGTGAGTTTACTTGCAAGTACGAATTGTATAATAAGGCTGGTAGTGGAGATGCTAACGGATATTTTGGTGTAAGATGGGGGAACACGTTTTCTTCAGCTTCAGGAACAGAGGTAAAGATCCCCGAGAGTATTTTTTCACTTCGGTATGGTCGCCAAAGCGTTTCTTTTACTAAAGGTCTTACTGCAATTATAAGCGAACTTCCAGCGGGGCATAGCATTTGGATATACCATAGTCTTTCTATTAATCATTCAGGAGGTCAATATAGTGCTATTCAAGTAACTCAAGGCTTAATGAATATTGATATAACAGCAGAAACACTTGCTTCTGATTCGGTTGTATATTCGTTTAGGCTTATAGATGTAATGAAGCAAGTTGTTAAATCAATATCAGGTTTGGATGTAAATGCTCCAAGATTTGATGTTGGTGGAGAGTTTTATGATAACAGACTTGTTAGCGGTAATTTCTTGAGAAAAATAGACAAGATAGTAGATGAGGAAAACAAATTAATAAATAAAGCGTTTTTAGTGTCTTTGGAAGATTTAGAAAAGTCTATGTCTGAAATGAATGGAGATTGGGAAATTACTGATGATAACGAAGTGTTCTTTGGTATAGAAGAAGATTTTTATACGGACATTCAATTAAAAGAGTTTACTAACGCTCCATTTTCATCTTTTAATAAATCATTCAATCCTAAATTTACCATAAACGAATTTCACTACGGATATAAAACGTATCAATCTTTAAAAGAAAAAGAGGAGTTGTTTAGTGGAGATGTTGTAAACGGAGAATCTAAATGGGTTTTACAAAACAAATCAGTAGAGAATAAAAAAGAGGTTTCAATAGAGTGGATTAGAGATTCGTTTTCTATCGAAACAAACAGAAGAAAAGCAATAGAAATATCCACAAGTAGTTCATCTCAAGAAGATGATAGCTTATTTATTATAGATTCAACAGACACCGTTGCTTCTGCAATTTCTGAAAGTAATATTTTTAGTCATTTTTACGAAGGAGATTCTGAATTGCTAAAATTAAGTAGTGAGGTTATAGATTTTACAAAACTTACTTTTAATGTTGGAGATAAGTTTGATATAGTAAGTCCTACAACAATTAACATTGGAAAATACCTCATACGTTCAATATCTGAAAAGATTTTAGAATTAGAAAGGCAATCTGACATAACAGGTATTTTTTCAGATATTTACTATACACACTCAACAGGATATGTTGTTGGTATATCGTGCATTTTATTTTTCACAAATCAAGATAACGATAAAAATTTACAAGTAATTCAAACTATAATAACACCTCCAAGTACTTTGCCAACTGCTGGTCAAACAATATCAATATTTACAAGTAGTGTAAGTGGAATATATTTAGGTACATACGAAATTAGCGATATAAACACTACTACAAGAATTATGAATTTAAGGAGAACGAGTGATACAAGTGCTACCGATAATGTATCAACGAGTTATGAGTTTACTTTAAATCCACTTGTTAATCCTTTTATATCTTACACTAATGATGGATTTACAAACGTTAAAAATATAATAGCTCCTGACAAGTTCGCTAATTTAAGGTATTCTATAAAAAGAAATATTCAGAAGTATTGGAGAAATTACTTGACTACTTGCAATTTATACAAAAGAATACAACCTATAAAGAATACGGTTTACAAAAATAACAAGTTCTTTTCTTCATCTTACGATGGATTGTCGTTAGTAGAAAGCCACGATATTGCAACATCGTTTGAACCTCCTATTTTAAGTCCTTTTATCTATAATGATGTTGTTTTTGCAAACGTAGAATTTAATGATTTTATTGCCTTGCAAAATGCTGTAAGAACAGATAGAGGTTATATCAGGACATACGATAACAACGGATTGCCTATTGAATTATATCCGATAAGTATGAAGTATGAGAATTTAACTAAGGAATTAACCATTAAAGCAGAGGAGAAGTTTGTATCAAATTTTGTTGCAACTATTGAAACCTTAGCTATAACAGACATATCTTCAGACCAAGCATCATCAGGAGGAACAATATTATCTAATGGATATTTAGATATAACAGCTAAAGGAGTAGTGTGGGGAACAGAACCTAATCCAACCATAGCTTTAGAAACAAAAACAAATCAAGGAACTGGTAACGGTTCATTTGTAAGTAGATTGACATCATTAACTCAAGACACATTGTATTATGTTAGAGCTTATGCAACTACTTCATTTGGTACAGGTTATGGAAATGAAATAGCTTTCACATCATCAATAGGAGATTACTCTCCAACAGATTACGATTCAGAAGATTATTCAGTAACAATTTAAAAATATAAAAATGGCATTAAGAACAGCAGCAACAACTAAAATAAACACAGATTTAGCAGATGGAACAAGTATAACCGCTGCCGAACATAGAGATGTTGAGAAAACCATTGTTGATTATATAGCTCCATACAACGTTGGATATGTAACTTTGGGAAATATTCCAATAACAGCAACTACTTATAGTGGCGGTGGAGATTTAGTAGGAGGTACTGCTGTATGTTCTGTAGTTGCAGATGGGATATTATGTACAATTCCTAACGCTATGCCGAGTACTGATTATTTAGTTCGGTTTCATATTCAAAGTCTTGGAACAATTAGCAATGATTCAACTATTGGTATTCCAGTTTTTTACGTTGTATCTACTACTCAATTTAGATTTAGTATATCAGAAACAGCTGGTGTAACACAAAATATTAGAGTTTGGTTTGAAACAATACGATTAAGTTAATTATGAGCGCAATAAATTTATACAACACGAAAACGGAAGCTCTTTATTTTAAAGATAGCCAAATAAATCAGTTTTACGAGTTTGGAGGAATACAGCTTCTTCCTAACGCAACTTATACTCAAAAATCAAAAGGTATTAAGTTAAGCGATGGTTATACCGCTTCTGCATATTCTGTTTATGATGACACTTTTTTAGGTGCGATGTCGATAACGAACATACAAGAAGAAGTTGATGGAGATGAATACTATGCAAACTTTACCAGTATATACGCAAACTCAACCGTTATCAGCGTTACAATAAGAGCTTATTGGTCTATAACCTCAACTTTTGATTTTGGTACTGAATTGGTATATCTTAAATTCACTAATGGTGTCAATACATATTATTCAAATCCATTTTTCATAACAGCGTTAGATGAAGATAAAACCACGACATTTACTTATAAAGATTTGGCATCGAGTAAATATCAATCAATAGGATTGAAAACGTGGTTTAGACAGAAATCAAGACAATCTGAATTGACTACATACTACGAATCTTCAACAAAGAACACTGTTACACAATCTATAAAAACAAATAACTTAGAGATGTATGAATCAGAACTTATGTGTATTGAGGATATAATTTTAACAGCTCAGATAGTAGAAAGTCCATATTTATATATTGGAAGTAAAAGATATAGCTTGTTTGAAGCTGTTAAAATACCTGAACTAACAAATCAAGAAAACTTTGGTAAAATAAAATTCACTTTAGCACCAAACAATTAACACAATAAATTTCGTAACTTTACAAAAAATTTCACTATGGCTTTAATAGATTTTGGAACAAACCCTAACACATCAACAGGAGATACTCTATACGCTGCTTTCGTTAAGATAAACAATATAATCGGTAACGGTAAAGGTAATTTTTCTACCAATACAGCAACTGGAACAACAGCTTTAAATGCAAATACAACAGGAGTAGATAACACAGCTAATGGAAATTATGCTTTAGCAAATAATACAACAGGTATTAAAAATACAGCTGTAGGCTCTGTTGCTATGCTTGGAAATACTACAGGTTCGGGTAATACAGGAGTAGGAATGGGTGCTTTGTATAATGCTATTTCATTAAATAGTAACACAGCTGTTGGAGTTGATGCTCTCGCTGCAAACACGTTATATTCTAATTGCAGTGGATTAGGTAGACTTTCATCCGTAACAGGAAACAACCAAGTTCAATTAGGAGATGGAGATACAACCACTTATGTTTTTGGTACGGTTCAGAATCGTTCTGATTTGAGAGATAAGGCAGAGGTTAGAGATACGGTTTTAGGATTGGATTTCATAAATGAATTGCGACCTGTTGATTACAAATGGGATATGCGTGAAGATTATAGAACCGAAACAAATTCTCAATTAAGCGAATTAACTCACGATGGAACACACACTCGCTCAAGATTTCATCACGGTTTAATCGCACAAGAAGTTCAAGATGTTATCGAAGCAAGTGGAGTTGATTTCGGTGGTTTTCAAGACCATAAAGTTGGAGGAGGAGATGATGTATTATCGATTGGTTATGATGAGTTTATTGCTCCAATGATTAAGGCAATACAAGAATTAACAGCAAGAATTAACGCTTTAGAAGGTAACTAATGGCAAAGAATATAGAAACCAATAAGAAGGTTAAGATTAGAGTAAAAAGAAAAGGCAGACACTCTAAAACAAAGATGTCATCCTTAAAGAGTTCAAAGAATTATACTAAAAAATATAAAGGACAAGGATAATGGCAGAATTTCCAAATATAGAGCATTACAGAGGAGATACCTTTGAGCAAATTCCTATGGTTTATAAAGTTAATGGAACTCCAGTTGATTTGACTGATGCTGTTATTCGTATGCAGTTGAAAAAAGAAAATGATGGTGTTGCTTATTTGGATTTAACTTCTGAAGATAACGATGGAATTACGATTACAGATCCAACAGGTGGAGCTTTCAAAATAAACGAACAAGATATTGATATTCAAGCTGGTAATTACGTTTATGACATTGAGTTTAACATAGGAGGAACTATTGAAACATTAATAAAAGGAGAGTTTATAATAATAAATGATGTAACAAGGTAATGGCAGATACTAAAGAAATAAACGTATATGAAACTATAAAGTCTATTAGCTTTCAAGTAGATACCAATACTAATGTTGTCAATATTAATAAGGTAATTATTGAAGGTGACGGAGGTACAGGTGCTACTAATTTAGGTTATACACCAAGTGCAACTAATGGAATAGTCACAAGTGACACAGGAGCAGATGCCACTATACCTTTAGCAGATTCCACAAATGCTGGATTACTAACACCAGCTGAAAAAACAAAACTTCAAGGAATTGCAACAGGAGCAGAAGTAAACGTAAATGCTGATTGGAATGCTACGAGTGGAGATGCGCAGATATTAAACAAACCTACAATTCCAACTGCTACAAATCAGATAACGAACAATGGTTCTGATGGTGTAAATCCATTTATAACTGCTTTAGATATTCCTACTGCTGGTACTGCTTCAACAATAGTTCGCGAAGTGAAAAATATGACAGGCGCAACTTTAACAAAAGGTACAGTTGTTTATATTAGTGGTGCAAATGGAAATAAAGCATTAGTATCAAAAGCACTTGCTACAACCGATGCTTTAAGTGCAAGAACATTTGGATTACTACAATCTGACATTTTAAACAATAGCTTGGGAAACTGCGTTATAATTGGGGATTTAACTGGTATTGATACATCATCATTTGCAGAAGGAGCGCAACTTTATTTAAGCGGAACGGTTGCGGGTACTTATACTGCGACAAAAAATTTAGCACCTACACATCTTGTTTATGTGGGTAAAGTAACTCGTTCACACCCAACACAAGGACAAATCGAGGTCGGTATACAAAACGGTTATGAGCTTGAGGAAATTCACGATTGCCAAGTAACAACACCTACAAATAATGATGGATTGTTTTATGAAACATCGACAGACCTTTGGAAGAACAAATCTATTGCAACTGTATTAGGATATACACCAGCTAACGATTCAAATGTAGTTCATAAAACAGGAGATGAAACTATTGCGGGTATAAAAACTTTTAGTTCTAATCCTAAAATACCTATTAATTATGGTAATACTGGAGTTGGTTCATTAATTATTGATAACGGATTAGGAGAACTTGGCGTAGCATCTAATTATGTATATCCTAATTTAACTGAATTGAGTTATTTAAGGGGTATTACAAGTTCTGTTCAAACTCAAATAAATTCTAAACAAGCTACACTTACAAGTTCAATATTTGGTAGTTTTGTAAATGCTTTAAACTTAAAAAGTTTTTTAGTAGATAATGATTCAGTATCAATTAACGATAGTGCAGACTCAAATAATGCTAAAAAAATAACTTGGTCTTTAGTATGGACAACTTATCTTAAAAATAAAGCAGATGCTTTATATGCTACTATTAGTAATTTAGATTTAAAACAAGATAAATCTTTATCTGCTTATACTTTGATTGCTAATAACACGAATGCAACAGCAAATGGTGGTAATCAAGCATTTAAAAGTTTAGCACAACAAGCATATACAGGAACAATAGTAGTAACTGCAACTACAAGCCCAAGTGGTGCAACAAATCATAGTTATTCTTTTACTCAAGTAGGAAAATTAGTTACCTTACGAATAAATTTAGATTGGGCAACAACTGGAAATACTGTTTCTTCAATAGCTTGTGAGTTACCTTCTGATTGTCCTACCCCTGAATTACCAACAGCAGTTAGTGCAACAGGAGATGTTATAGTTTATGGTACAGGTACGCTATCAGCAAACAGAGCTATTGTCGGTGCTATGGGAATTATGGCATTAAGAATTAAATCAAGTGGAGTTTATGAAGTAGTAGTTACAAGAACAGGAGCATCATTTAATAAAGCATATTATTCAATCCAATACTTCACAGCATAATGAAACACATAAGACAAATTAACACAGTAGGTACAGATAGTTATACAGTAGTAATAGCGGAAGAACCATTAGAATCACATCCATCAGTAGTTAATAATCCCGAATTGTTTGAGATTTCGGAAGATGAAATACCTGAACAACATCAATATTTGAATTATGAATAATTTAGACAAAATATTAAACAAAATTATATCACGAAAACTAATGGTGTTTTTGATTGCTTGTTTTGGCTTATTCGCTGGGGATTTAACTTCAGAAGATTGGGTTATTATAGCAACAGCCTATGTGAGCATTCAAGGATTTACGGATATAGTTACAAAATTCAAGAGTTAAAATGGAATCTACTAAACTATACCTACTAAATTCTTTAACGATGATAATCACGTTTACCAACATCGAAAACACGTTGAAGATAATGCTTTTAATATTGTCTATAATATACACTTGCGTTAAAATTTACGAATCATTTAAAAAACCGAAAAATGAAAATACACCTTAAAAGACTTCACAGAACAGGCAAATCCACGATAGGAGAATTAACTATTGATGGTAAATTTGAATGCTACACTTTGGAAGATATTGAAAGAGAGGTTAAAATTAAAGCAGAAACTGCAATTCCAAAAGGTACTTACAAGGTTATAATTAATCAATCCAACAGATTCAAAAGATTAATGCCTTTGTTGTTAAATGTGTCTAATTTTGAAGGAGTAAGAATACACGCTGGAAATACTAATCACGATACAGAAGGATGTATATTGGTTGGCAGAACAAGAGGTGTGGATTTTATAGGTCAATCAAGAAAGGCTTACGATTCGCTGTTTAAAAAGATGCAAGAAGCTAAAGAAATCACTTTAACTATATCTTAAATGAAATATATTTTAGTTTTATTATTAGTATTTACGTCTTGCTCATCAAGAAAGGTAGCGATAAATAACGTTAAGAAGGATTCCTTGTCAGTAACAGTTGTTAAAACTGCAACAGTTGAAGATGTAAAGATTGAAACTAAAAACGACATCGTAATCGATGAATTTACTATAACTCCACTTGATACTTGCAAGGATATTGTAATAAATGGAATAAGCTACAAAAACGTTGTTTTAAGGTATAAAAAGACAAAAGACAACACAATACAAGTGCAAGATAAAAAAACGTCTAAAATCGAAGATAAACAACAAAAAACAAAAGTTGAGGTAGAGCAAAAGAAAAAGGAAATAGAAAAGACTCCTATCCAACAACTTTGGTTTCTTTGGTTATTGATACCGCTAATTATTTATATAATGTACAAAGTTTATGGCAGACAAATCTAAAATGAAATGTAACGTTCCAGTTACATCGGATAGAAAAGGTAAAAAGATGATGGTTAAGGCTTGTTCTAATGGCAAGGAGAAGTTAATCCATTTCGGAGCAGATGGTTACGGTCATAACTATTCAGCTGAAGCTCGTAAGAGTTTTAAAGCAAGACATAACTGCTCCACAGCTACCGACAAGATGACTGCAAGATATTGGTCTTGTAAAAAACTATGGTCGGGAGAAAAAGGCTCTAAATTACAACCCCCTAAAAAATAATTGATATGAAAAAGAACTCAAACAGAAGATACAGAATGGATAATACTACTGCTAAAAAAATAGGCGCAAAGCTAAATAAAAGTCGTAGATATATGATTTCCAAAGAGCAAGAGAAGAAACTAAGCGTTATTAGAAAGTAATTTCATATATGAAAAAAAACAATGAAAGAAGGTATCGGTTTAATTACTATATCGCCAAAAAAATTGGGGTTACTATAAACAAGACTGGTCGGTATCGACTAACGCTTGAGCAAGAAAACAAATACTTTGACATTGTTCAAAATCAAGAGCAAATTAAAAGACTTTTCTTTGACATCGAAACATCTCCCAACCTTGTTTACGCTTGGAGAATTGGATATAATCTAACGATACACCCTGACAGCATTGTAGATGAACGTAAAATTATATGTATCTCTTACAAGTGGGAGCACGAGGATAAAATCCATAGACTGACTTGGGATAAAGATATGTGTGATAAGCAAATGCTTATTGATTTTATATCGGTGGCTAACAAGGCAGATGAATTAATCGCTCACAACGGAGATCGCTTTGACATTAAATGGATAAGAACTCGTTGCATATTTCATAGGGTTTCAATGTTTCCACAATACAAAACGTTAGATACGCTTAAAAAGGCTAAAAGTGGATTTAATTTCAATTCCAATAAACTCGATTACATCGCACAATTTTTAGGAGTTGGAGCAAAGGTAAAGCATAGTGGATTTGATATGTGGAAGGAAGTTATGAAAGGTAATCCTGATGCGCTTGAGGAAATGGGTAATTACTGCGATGGAGATATAGTTGTGTTGGAGGATGTGTTCTTAACGATGCAGAATTATATTAAACCCAACACTCACGCTGGAGTTTTAAATGGAAATCTAAAATATAGCTGTCCTTCTTGCTCAAGTGAAAATGTAGTGTTACTTAAAAACGTAGTAACCGCTATGGGAACTATCAAGAGATTAATGGAATGTCAAGATTGTGGTCAAGTTTACGAGATAAGCAATTCAGCATACAAACTCCATTTAGAAATGAAGGATAAATATAAGTAATAAAAACAGAAACCCCTAATAAATACATCTATTAGGGGTTTTTACGTTAATGTTAAAAACTGAGTCAATCCTCCTAAAAAAACATAACTTCCTACTTACTTATTTAGGCTCAGCTATCCTGTGTCATATATGGTTACCTGAAACTTCAAACGCTTGTTGATTGACCACTGCGCCCTACTCAAGTAGTTTTTATTTAGCACCCTCTCTTATACTCCTCAAGACGTATTTCTACTTACTGCCAGAAGCCAGTCATTCATAAGAGTAGGGTCACGCAGTTATCACTTCGATTCTCCACTATAATATGGTATCTAACTACTTGCTGAGAACTCATTTGTGTTGTTAGCGTTTATATTTGCTACTCCTACATTCCTTTCTCAAGGGAACAACACATCTACCATTACTGATAGTATCTTTATGTAAATACCTCAAGCGAGTGTTTGCACCAACTCTACTTATTTACATCAGGTTCAATGTTTAGCCTAAGTTGAGAGTTTAGTATTCATTGCAACTCACAAGTGTTCTCTAACATCAGAGACCAATCTTACAAGTTTTAAGTGGATGTAAGACCACTGTTTTTAAGTGTTTTTTACCTTTTGTAAGTGTTTTTCACGTTCCTTACACTTTTCTAACAATTCTTTAGCTTTTTGCTTTTGCTCTGATGCGTACTCCCATATTGAGAGTCTTTTCTCTATTGGTTTTCTTGTTGCCATTCTTTTCTAATTTTCTTAATAAACTCTTTTACTGCTTCTTCCATTTCTAAAGGAACTCTTAATTGTAATATCTTGAAATCATAATCAAGTTTTTTTCTTCCAGCTCCTTGTCTTTTTCCTCCTTGTTTGTTCATTTTATTTTAATTTGTTAAGTTATTTAATTTTTCTTCATATGCTATTGAAGCATCTAATTCATTTTCAAATCTTCCTAAATTAATAGTTTTTCCATTTACTTTTATTTTAGAAATCCATTTATTCCTATTTTTATCCCAACTAACTCCAGTGTATTTAGACGATGATTTTAAATGTTTTCGATTAACGTTCTCTCTTGTAGTAATTATTTCTAAATTTTCAACATTATTATTAGTTCTGTTAAAGTCTATGTGGTTTACAACTAATTTATAACCGCATCTTTTATGGTTTAAAAATGACTCTGCAACTAATTGATGGACTAACCTTGATTTTGACAAACCATTTATTACTAAATTAACTTTATAATATCCATCTAAATCTTTACAAGCGTTTAATATTTTTTGTTTATTGAATTTTAAACTTTTTACATTGCCAATATTTGAAACTTGGTAATCTCCTTCATATCCAATTACATCTTTATATATCTCCATTATCGTTCTGTATTAAGTTGTAAATATATTCTAACGTTTCAATTTCTCTTAATTGAGCATCAATCAATGCGAGTGCATCTTCTGTTGCGATTTTCCAAAATGGTTCGTTATCTAAATCTCTTTTTGCTCCTTCAATCATACATTTAATTTTAATTTCTGCTCTTTGTTTCATAATTTTAATTTTTTTAGTGATTGAGATAGGACTCGAACCTATAAGGATTTCTCCACGCAGAATCACTACGCTTGTTTACCAATTCCAACACTCAATCTGTACGGAGTTTTTGTCAATCTCTCTTAGGTTCTTCCGTTATTACCACTAAGTTCATTCAAGCGCTACTTGACCTCGAAGCAAGGACAGGATTTGAACCTATATTTTAGTTAAACTAATGATTACCATTATCAACCTTGCTAATATAATCTTTTTTATAATCAGTCCAAATATTAACTTCAAATCCGTTTGTACGGAGGGTTTCTATAACGTGTGTCTGGATTGGAGATAAAACTCCTTTAGGCTGTTTAACTTCTATAAATTGGCAACAACCGTCTTTTAGCGCCAATAAATCAGGTATTCCAGTTAGAGATGTTTTAATCAACTTCACTACTATCCATCCATCTTCTTGGAGTTTCTTCTTAATCTTTGTTTGTATATTTTTTTCTAACATTTATATTATCATTATAATCACATTCAAACTCTAATATTCCACTTCCATCTAAATACACAAACATATATATGTAATGTTGCTTTGGAACTCCATTTACCCAACGACTGGGCATTTCTTCATTCACTCTAATACTACTGTACCTAACTTCTTTTCCTAAAGGTGTTGTTTGGATTCGTCTGTCTAACCAAAAATCACGATTCTGAAATGTAATATATTCAGGATGTATTGTTATAGTCGGTTGCTTTTTCATTTGACAAATATAATACTTTAATTTGAATTACAAAATGTTTTGTACGTTTTATTTAATTTTATTTTTGATATTCCTGATTCGCACATATTAAATCTTATTGATAATTCTTTTAATTTTAAATTAGAGTTTCTAATAAATATAACATCTTCTAAATTTAATTTTGATTTTGAATTATTAACCCCTCTATTTTTTACTAAACCTAAATTTATTGCGTGATTGTTGTTTTCTTTTATAGTACACCATTCTAAATTAGATATATCGTTATTTAACTTATTTCCATCAATATGATTTATATAATCTTTATTCTCTACTTTTTCAATAAAATGCAAAGCTATCAATCTATGAACTTTAAAAGTTTTTCTTTTGTTATTGATTTTTAAATCAACTACGTAATATCCAGTTTTTGAAATTTGATTTTTTAAAATCCTTTCTTTAACTAAACGTTTTGAATTTACTCCATTTTTAGTAATTCTCTCTAAACTTTTAACTCTACCATAATTAGATATTTTAAAAATTCCTTCATAACCATTAACGTCTTTCCATTCTTCCATATAAGCAAAAACCTGCACATCAAAAGGTCGTAGTCTTTATCAATGCAGGAATTTAATAAAATTTTTAGTTGTAGCTACGACTCTACTAATGCAAATATAATAAATTATTCGTTACAATCTTGTTTAAAATTTGATAATGTGTAATTTTTTTTGTTTAAAACTGATTTGTAAATGTTTTTTTCTATGCCGTTTTTTGCGAACACCCAGTAAACATCATTAGATGGTCTATCAGAAGTCGTAAGTCGTGAACGTGATTGCCAATAAGATGTAGCAGAGAAATCAATGTTGTAATAGACAAGATATTTTGCGTTTTTTAAACTTATACCTTCACGACCTGAAACAATTTGTAAAGCTATAACTTTATTTGTTTGATTAAATTCATCTAAATCTTCTGTTAAATCACTTCCATAAACAGATTTTAAAGCATTAAGTTCCTCTTTAAACTTGTAGAATATAGCAATCTTATTAAATCTAAATCGTTCTTCTATGAATCTCGCTTTACTATAATCTATAACTTTAGAAGTTCCATCTTCAAATTTGCAAGTACCACTTGATAGTTGGTGGATCTTCTGCATTAATTTTACACCAGTATCGCCAAGTATCAATCCACTCGTGCCTTGAACAATTTTATCACGTTTTAGTCGCTTAATAATTTCATAAGTAATAGGTTGCATATCGCAATATAAGATATGTTCGTTTACTTCGGATGTAAATCCAGCTTGTGCTTGTGTAAAAGTTATAATATAAGGCTGTATTTGTGGTAAAATTTTACTTTCAATGCCATCTTTATAAACCTTAACTCTCGCATATCCAAGATTCTGTTCCGTAATATTAACGTAGTCATTCGCCCATTTGTAGAAATTTGTGTAATGTTTAAAAGGAGCGAAGTCATTAATCCAAAACTGATGGAATATTTGAGAAAAACTTTCAGGCGACATTGTTCCACTCAATGATATAGAAGGTATTTTATGAAATCTTTTCTTATATATTTTAGTAAACTTATTAATCTTTGGAAATGTACCGAAAAGACCGTGAGATTCATCACATATAACAATATCAAAGTCATTTGATTCTATTTTGTGGATTGATTCTTTATTTATAACAGTTAAGTCGTATTCATATCCAAAAGCATCGTAATCTCCCTGTATAGAACTAAACGCTTTGATTTTTGTTATAAATAGAACTCTTTTAGCTCCATATAACTTACAAGTTTCAAGAGCGGTTAAAGTTTTACCCAAACGTACTTGCATATTTAAAAATACAAATCCACGTTCTGATAGGATTTTGGTAGCTTTTCCAGCTATTTCCTTTTGATAATCTCTTAATTCCATATTATAGTGTGGATTTGAAGTTCGCGACTATTTTTTTCTTGCGTTTTAATTTATTACTTATCTCGTATAGCCATATTATTTTTGGTAATCCAGTTTTTATTATTGCATCTCCAACTTTAACAGCATCTCTCAATTCATAAGAATATGGTCTATCAATACTTAAACTTCTTGGATGATATATTTTATCTTTCCACTCTACAAATTTAGTCGGTGTAGTTTCTCCTATGTTTTTGAAATTAGCAGCTTTATAAATAGTTCCGCTGTGTCCTACTGTTTTATCTGAATAACTTAATACATAATTATAATCAGTATTACTTGCACACCACTTTATAATTTGAGATAAAAACCAGCTTTCGCTGTTGCAAGGGGTGTCATCTAAACAAGCCATACGTCTAATATCTATGCAATTATTATATTTTTTTTCGTGCCTTGGTTTTCCCATTACACTACCTCCTACAAGTAATCCATCTATAAACATTCCAAAACATATACTTATTCCTCCGCCCATAGCTCCCTTTTTATAGTGGTATTGTTCAAAAATATGTCTAATATCTGCAAACTTACAAGTTCGTATTTCGCATTTTGTTTTGTCTAATTTCATTACTCTATTATCCTATCAATGTTAATATTATGCTTTTCAAGTATCTCTGCTATTCCTTTTGCCATAGCATCTATTCCAGTATATACATCGGTAACTGTGTCATCTTCCCAATATTTTTCTTCTAAAATATTACGCAGTTGCAGTATATCAAACAAAGCACAAGCCATATCTAAAGACTTTATTGCTCCATTAAATTCCTTTTGTTCTTCGGGTAAATTAAACTTTAATATTGCTTTCATTTCTTTTTATTTTGTTCAAACCATTCTTTAGGACTTAATGATTTTTTAATTAGTAAGCGATAATTTGAATAATCCATCATATCTTCTTCACTATAACTTCTTTTAACATCTTTATCAAATGTTTCTTTTGGAATTATTAATCGCTCCCCTTCACATTGACATCCATTATACCAGCATTCCTTTTCCTCACACATATAAAATCTACAATATTTCTCATATCCTTCTTTCATTCTGAACCTTTTTTTATTAAATAATACCATAGCCAAATAACTTTTGACCTTAAAAACTCGTATGCAACTAAAATTAATATATACTTCATATCTTAATTTACTTTAATTTCAAGTTCAAATTCACTTATTTCAATACTAAATTCTGATGATATGTTTTCAATATCTTCTATAGAAAGTTTAATTTCTTTTTCATCAAAGTAGTATTCAAAAAATTCTTTACGCTGTCTAAAACAACCAATTAACTGAGGTAACAATTCTTCAATTAGTTCTTTTTCAACACCACCTATAACTCCTTCTTTTATTTGTATTAGTCTTTGTATCATATCTTATAATAATTAATCCAAAAGCGTTTTAAACTTTCAGGTATTGTTTCCCAAGTATATTTTGTCACATCTGATTCTTGACCTTGATTCATTTTATCTATTATTTTTTGTTTCACAATCCTTTTTCTTTTTTATAGATTTCTAATAGTGATTTTGTTGTAAATTTTTCTGATTTTATATTGTTATACTTAATCCAAACATCAAAACTTTTATGGTATGTATAATCAATACACCAAATTGAAAATCCAATAGCAAACTCGTCTGCTATTTCTTCACATTTATTTATGTTGTGATGATAATATATTAAATCTTTTCCAAAACTTGTATTTAAACTTTTAAACTTTTCTTGTAGTGTCATCTTATTTCTTTTTAAATTCTCCAAAACCATTTACCTATTAAATGAATTCTATTTTTAGGATGAAATGCATCATCATCAAAAGCAATCCACCATAACTCAAGTTTCCATATAAAGAAACGTCTTTGTGCTACATTATATTCCATTTTATTTCTTTTTAAATTGTTCAAACCAATTATACAAATTATCATAAGACTCTGTTTGTTGTAGTCTAAGTAATAATTGTAAAACTTCAGTTTCGCTATACATTATTTTTTGTTTAGGTTTTCCACCAAAATAGGCAGATGATAAATCGTTAAACTCTTTTGTTCCAAATTTCGGAAGTTCTTTATAACTTATTTTAGCTTTATTAAACGCTTCAACTGTAAGTATTCTAGGCTCTTCTTTAGGCTCTTCTTTTGGAATGATGATTTTGTATTCTCCAATAAGTCCTTTTAATCCATCAATACCTCTACAAGCAAATAAGACCTCAACCTCATCACAACTTGGATTCTTAACAAACCATTCAAGAAATTCATAATCAATAGCTTGTACACCATCTTTGATTAAATCTTGGTCTGTTGTTAGGATTATTTTTTTAGTTTCAAAATCATTATTAACAAGTTTTATAGCGTCATAAGTTCTCTCTTTTTTAACTTTTAACAATGATATACCACCGCATAACACCCAATCTCCTTCTTTAATTTCATCATCAGAAGTGATGTAGATGTTAAACTTTTTTCTATTTTTTCTGTCATTTTTAAATGACTTATTAGATTGGTAGCATAATTGATTTGCATCATTATAGATTAACCTACTTGGTTTATCTGTTTGGATAACGTGTATGTTTTTCATATCTTATTTTTTTTGTAAATGTAATACTTTATTCTATTAACTAAAATTATTTAACATATTATTAACATCAGCCAAAAGGTGTATTTACTCGGTAGATTTGGCTGATGTTAAAACATAACTTGTTCTTCAACTCCTTCTTCGCCAACCATAAACCACTTCATTCCGTTGCTATTACCATCATCGTATTTCAAGTCTTTAAACTGGCAATATTTCTGTATAAATATTTGGAATCGTTTGTGGGTTAATTTGAATTGAGCAAAGTCAGGATAATCTCGTTTGAAATTATCAAGGTAAATCTGCTTATCCAATCTAACTCCTATCGGTAGGTTCTCGCTATCTGTTACCCATTCGTTAAACTCGGCAGATGTACTGGCTATGAATTTACGCAATTTAGTGTTCTTACTATTTTGAGCAATTAATCCATAAGTAAAGTAACATTGTAAACACTCAACCATATAGTTATCAAATCTATTGAAGTCATCAAGTTCCCAATCATCAAACAACTGCCTTCCGAAATCTTGTTCAGGTGTTAGATTTTTACCATAGTATTGAGCAATCTCTAATTCGTGCCTTCTACGATCTTGTGAATGTCCATCTCCTTTAATCGCATAGTTAGTAGATATAATTACCTTTGGAGATTCGTGTACGTTCAGCTTGATAGCATCTTTATTTTTCTTCTCTAATGTAATTCCTTCTGTAATCAAACTAAAGTTATTCTCAAAATCAAATCCTTTCTTGACGTCATCAAACACAAGAACTTTGGTTTCTAATGATATGGTTTGGTACGAGAATTGTTTTTTACTATCGTACTGCTTTCCATCTATAATATCGGTTCTTCTAATCTGACCTACACCTTGCACGAACAATCCTTTTCCAGTTCCTCCTTCAGGAGATTCTGATATGATTTCATCATTAAGGATTACAGCCTTGTTTTGAGAACGATTTTTATAATTTAATAGTAAGTACCCTATCGTGCATTTCATTGCAAGAGAATCGTTGTGAGATATGTTCTCGATGAACTTTTGATAGTCGTTGTCGGTTGTTTTTGTTTTTACCCAGTCACGCTCCAATATTTGACTCTCCCATATATATTCATTCATCTCAAAATACTCCTTCAATTCAACTCCTGTTTGAGTAACCTTTAAGATACCATTTGAAAATGGAATGTAGCTATAATCTTTGGCATCCTTGAGCATCATCAAGTCAATCGTTTCCAACATTATTAAATATTGCTCGGTAAACAAATTATGATACGTTGAGCAGTAATTAAAAACATCAATATGTTTTCCTTGAAGTAGGTAGGTAAGAACAAAATCTTTAATCCTTGCTACTGATGACTCTCTTACTTTATTTTCATCTATAAATACAAACATTGGCTTATCACTTCCATTTGGATAGTGTTTTGCGAACCCTTTTTCCTCCAAGAACTTCTTGTATTTAAGCGAATCTATCTTTACGTTGTCCTTTTTATCCAAGTACCAAAAGTCATCATTCTCACTCACTTCTTTCAAGTCATCAAACGTACCCTCATCAATGCTATGTATCTTCATCACTTCTGATTTACCTCGATGCAAGTCAAGTTTAATTCTATCGATTTTTTGATAATCCTCGAAGTATTTAGAATCAAATTGTCGTTTACGATACGCAGACTTGATTGTGTTCTTGGCTTCTTGCTCTGAAAACTCTCCAATGATTACGTTATTGATAATATATCCTTCAGCGGTGTATTGACTTACTCCATACTCGCAAAACGCTCCAGCAATATCAAAAACAAATGCGTTACGCTCCCCTTCTTTAAATCCTTTACCCCAATTAAACTTCATTATTTTATCAATAATTTTATCTTCATCGGTAATTGGAACTAAAGGTACTCGTTCAGATATTGTAAATCCTTCATCAACTAATACAGCATCAAATACTTCTGCTTCGTAATTGACATATATGTTCGGGTCGTAAGACTCAAAACAAACTCTATCTACGTTTGAATTAGCAATATCAAAATAGTCAAAGTCAAATTTCTTCTGAAATGCCTTGAAGTATTTAGGGTGGGTTTCTTTGGTAGCTACTGGAATTTTTACAACTCCTTTTATACCGTTACCTGATGGAGATATGAACAACAAAACGAAGTGTGGATTCTTCTTTAATTCTTCAAAATGTTCATTAATAACATCATTATTAGGGTATTTGTCGAAATCTACAACCATTAGACCTGAATGTGAAATCAATCCATTTGAATTTCTCTCGCTAAACTCTCCAGCGAATAAGATACAAGGAAGTTGTTTCTTTAAATCTTCTCCTTTTCTGATTGACTCTATTAAATCTTTAGACTTTCCTTGTTTTATTCGTGCAACAACCTTTTCGATAGGCAAGATAAAAGGAACTTCCTTTGATTTTAATAAATGTTTGAATACTGATACGTTCATTATTGTATATTTTTAAATATATGTGCAATTACATCAACAGTCCAAGAATTACCAATAGCCTTAAATCTATGTTGATTACTTACTCCTTCAGTATAATTATTAGGAATTGTCTGTAATCTCTCATACTCATTTACATTAAGAAGCCTACATAAAGATTTATCTTCATTTAAAACATATTGATTAGTATGACAATTTTTAGTTGTCAAACAGTTTGATTTGTTATTTTTTATCCAATTAACACCTTTTTCTATTCTCATTTTATTACCCCATTTAGAATAAAAACATTTTGGAATTTGCCTAAAAGGAACATCTTGAATTACATCTTTAAATAATATTTTTTTATCCATAGGTACGGATATATTTGGTATATTAGTCCAATATAATCTATCTCTGTTTTGAGCAGAAACAAGATTTGAATTTAAAGCAATAGGCTTAACTTCTAAATTATCAGATATTATATCTTGCCATTCTTTTTTCATATTTACATTTTCAAGAAGAAAGTATTTTGGTTTAACTTCTTTTAATATTCTGACATATTCAAAAAATAATCCGCTCTTACCTTTAAATCCACTTCCGTTTCCAAAAGAAGAAAAACTTTGACAAGGAGAACCACCAAATACAATATCTATATCTTTAAATTGCTTTCCATCAAGGTTGCAAATGTCGCCAACTTGAATAGTGTTTGGATAGTTTTTCATCGTTATTTGCATAGCATATTTATCTATTTCACTTGCGTAGTAATTATCTACTTTAATTCCAGCTCTCTCTAAAGCTACTTGACCTGCCGATATTCCATCGAATAAACTTAATACATTCATATTGTTATAATTTAAAAAGCCTTGATTTTGTTGTCATCCACTACAACTCGTCAAGGCTTTATGGTATTTAAACCAAATTTCTTAAAAACAGGTGGATGGTCTGTTAGATAAACCCCATTTTTTAGGGTCTTTGTTACCACGAAAGGTAATATATAAACCCTCCCCGAGAGGAGGGTAATAAAATTTAATATTCTAATACTTCTTCTTCCTCTTTAACCTCAATATCCTCTACTTTAGCAAGATATGTTTTAAGGTAGGCTTCTAATTCGTCAAACTTATCGTCAGCAGTTTTGGCATCAATATCCTCAATGTCAGCTCCTATTGTGAAGTTTGGAACAGAGAATACAACTTTACCTTTTTTGCTTTCGGTAGCAGTAGCCACATTTACCCAAGTACGAGTAATGCTGTTCTTGTTTGCTTTAACAAACTCTCCCCATTGTTGAGTAGCTGAACCCTTTAATTGGATATTCGCTAACTCTCCATCTTCGGTCATAATGTAGATAGACTTTGAGTAGTGTCCACCCGCATTTTTTACACGGTCTTTAATCTCGTTGTACAAACCTTTAGCAATCTCTCCGCCTTTGAATGCTTTAACAGTCATTGGTTCTTTAGATAGGTACTTAACCTCGTTTGAGAAGATGCCTGATGTACTCGCATCGTGCCAACCTTTCACGGTTGATAATTCATCAAGGAAAACAAACTTAAATGGAAGTGATACTTCGATGTTTTTGCTTAATCCTTTGTCGTAATAGGAAAATCCTTTTTGGTCAGATTTCCAATCTAAAAACTTTGTTGCTGGATTTTTAGATCCTCCAGCGAAAACTTGTGTTCTATTGCTCATACAATATAAATTTAATTATCGGAAATTTTGATGCTCCGATATAGCACCTTTACTGATTTTTATGATTCAACTTTGCTTGTTTTTTTTCGTCTTTTGTAAAATAAGACTGCGCTTTAACAAGCCAATTAGTTTTATCATTATTGAAGAAAAAGTTTCTGACTATCTTAGTGCCATCCTTCTTTCTCTCTATTTCCTGTGTTATTAATACTTCTTTCATCTGACAAAGATAATACTTTTATTCAGTTATCCAAACAAAATTTAAAGAAAATACAAAAAAAAGTATTTGTACTATGTGTTCGGTTTCGTTTCCTTCTAATTCTTCACTATTATATAGTGTTCCAAACATTATTCCCTTTATTGGAACTATTGTTATTTCTCCCTGATAACGATAAATTGTTTCCATTAAGCACCAAATCGTTAATACTACTATTCCTATTATCGCTATCATTTCTCTAATCGTATTAAATTAATTTTTCTGTACACTTCATTAACGTTTTCTCTATTTTGCCCCCTCTTGTGGTAAAATTCCATAATTCTTAAGATTCTCTGCCAGTGACTTAACTTTTTTCTCATATATGTATATAAATTTTTGATGTTCTTTTAATCCGTTACAATGGTCGTATATTTGATTCAATCCTACTGCGTTATCTTCGGCAGCGAGTTTTACTGAATCGTATATCTTTCCATCACTTTTTCTTTTTATTTTTCTGTAAATAGAAACCTCGCTTTCTTCTTTTCTTCTTGGAACAGGTAAATTTCTTCTTATGCACTCTAAAACAATGAAGTCGTAATCATTAAATTTAGGTCTTGGCTTATCCCAAAGGCGATGGTTTTTAAGACCAGCATCTGTTAGAATCTTACTTATTTCGTGATTTCTCATAGTAATTTTATTATTGTTCTACAAAAATACCGTTCTTTTACCACTTTTACAACTTAACTTGTGTATTCCAGCAAATTGACCACAATAGGGGCATTTGTTTTCCCAATATTCATCACATTCTCCTTTTGAATTTATCGGTGGGGGTTCAAAGTATGATTGCCTATACTTATTAGGTATCGCTGTAAATCTCCAACAAAACTCTCGCTTTTTACAACCTTCTCCTGAACACATTGTTATATCCATTATTATTTATTTAAAAATGTTTCTATTTGTTTAAACAACCAACCTGTTAAATATGCTTCAGGCTCATCGTTGAATCTATCTAATTCTATTCCTTTGTCTTGGTAAATATAATTCTTTAAATGTACTATTTCGTGCGCTATTATAGTTCCTTCACTGTACTCAAAAGCCATAACGTATTCGCTAAATTTATTAGGCACTCTCATTGTAACAGCACCATAATCAGACAAAGATTTTGTTCCGTATTTATTTTCTATATAAGACAAGTCTTTATCCAAAACGATAGTTAGTTTGCATTGATAAATAGGAATATCGATTGTAGTTTCCTTCATTTTATTTATTTATAAAATTAATCCAACAATTAAAGAACATAAACTGCATATCTAATTGATATTTATAATCCGAATGATACTGCAATTTTTCAAATTTTAATCCTAATCCAAACTCTGACCAACTGAAATATGTTTTTACTTCCATTTATTTAATTTACTCGGTGCTATCACACAGAAATCGTTTTTAAAAAATTCACTTATAATTCTATCTATTCTTGATTGAGGTATGAAGAACACCTTTTGCAAGTCAGAAGCTCTATTCTCTCTATGTGAGAAGAAGTACTCCAAAATCGCAAACCTTTCGTTTGGAGTTATGTGATTAACTGGTATCTTAGCATCTTTTATAACCTGAATGTCAGACTTTAAAAAATACAGCTTATGATTTAGGTTTAATGGCTCGATGTCCACTTTAGCGAATCTCTTAACAACCGTGTTCTTACTTATTCCAAGCCTATTGGCTATATCTATTGCGCTTACATAATTTGCCATTGTTCTAATTCTTGTTTTACACTATACCAATACTTACTACCTGTTTCTTTTATTAATTCTTCAACTGCTATTAATGCACATTGTTTGGCTAAATTTATTTGAAATAGAACATCTACTCTTTGGTTTTCTGTTAATCCAATGTCTATTTTTATTTTAAATGCAAACAATAAAGATTTTGCCTTTTCTTTTGGTGTCATAATCCTTTTTCTTTTTTATAATTTTCTAATGTTTCTTCAGATACTCTCCAAGAGTCATCTCCTAACATCCATTCTGCAAATCCAATAGCAAATTCATCTGCTATTTTTTCACATTTACCAGCTTCTTTCCACCAAGACGTTATTGTTTGGAATTTTTCTATTAGTGTCATTTTACTTGTAATTTACTATTAATTTTCTCGATATACGCTTCTTTGATAGCTATTGCTTCCTCAAGCCTTTCTTTAATCAGAGCAATCATTTCCTCATCTCTTTTTACTTCTATGGTGTGATCAAATTCCTCTCCGTCAATAACGCAGTAGTTGAAGAAATATGCTTTGTCGGAGTTACTGCATAACATCTGCATTTGCATTTGAGCGTAGTATTCCTTATCAATATTTTCATCGGCTACAATCTTGAAGAACTTTGTTGCTCTTGGACACTTAATCTCAAGTATCGCATCTTTACCAACAACTCCATCGGGGGATGCTCCAGCGTGTTCTCCATAAGGAAACATAAACGATTCGGTTGCTTCGGGGTGCATCTCTTGGAATTTCTTAAATGCGTGTGGTTCTAAATCAACACCACGTTGCATATCAGCACCACGATAACTATCTTCAACCTGACCATATAACTGCTCGATTGCTTTCTCAATAGCGTAAGATTTTCCAGTTTCTCCTAATCCACGAACTCCTAAAAGTTTATGGATCTCTGACGCTGTAAATTTACCATATCGGTCTTTATACCATTCGTTGCTACGCTGGGTATGTGCAGAAGTCAATTCTTGACTATTGGTTGCCTCGTGGGTGTGGTTCATTGTGTATTGTTCGCTGTACTCTAATGCTAAATGTCTATTGCTCATATTGTTTTTGGTTTCCAAATTCCTACTAAACTATCTTCGTTCTTTTTTACTGGTATGCTAAATCTATAATGACCTATTTGGTTTAATCCGATGAAATTATAAACTTCAATAAACCAACCTTTTCCTACTGGTGCATTTACTTTATATCCTTCTTTCATTTGTTTAGTCTTTCGTAAGCGTTACACATTTGTTCGTTGTCACTATAATAAATGGATTTTACTTTTGTTCGCATCCATTTGTCAAAACTTTTTATTACTTCCATTGTTCTAATATTAATTGTTTTCTTTTCTTTTCTTCTTTAGATAACTTACCAAAGATAATAAAATTTTCTTCAATAGATGCCAATTCTCTTAAATAAGTTGAATACAAATCTATTCTTCTTTGTTGGCTATTTAAAACCATTTCTAATGATTCTATCTGCTGTAAAATAACTTCTTCCATTATAGTCTTGATATTTCTAAGGTTAAATTTCTTTTTAATTTGTCAAGTTTTAATTTGTCAAGTTTTAATAACTCCACTTCACTAATAATACTCTCTTTTTCAATATCGTTAATAGCTCTATTGACTCTATCAATTGTACCAGCTATTACGTTAATTTCTTCAATCAATGCATTTAAAATGTCATCGTTGTACTCTCTTTCTGCATACTCTATAATATTTTCGATTGCAGTTCCTGTTTGGTCTATGTCCACTTGTTGTTTTATTTAAGTCTGCCACAAATTTGCTTCCTTGACTTCGAGTACAAATCTATATAAGTTATTCAATTCCACAAAATAATTTAGAAAACTTTAACATAAAACCGCTACAATTTACTTCGTAAGTACTGATTTGTAGGAAAAAAGTATGAAAAACAGCGATTTTGCAAAAAACGTAAAAAAAAAACGCACTTTTATACCCCCCCCCTAAACGAAATACAAAAATAGGGTGGGGGGTCTATTTTCCGTATTTTTACACATAAATATTATTTTATAAATTAGTAGTAGTATATATAAATATAATTTACTACCTTTATAGCAATTAATATATATAAATATGAAAGATAGTATAGTAGAAAGTGTTATAAAACAATTTAAAGACCGTTCTAACGTTGGAATTGCTAAATATGGTGTTACACTCGATAGAAATGATTTGAGTTTAATAGAGTGGTTAGAACACACAAAACAAGAGCAAATGGATTCTGTCTTGTATCTTGAGAAAGCGATTAAAGAATTAAGAAAACAAAGCATAATCGATATGATGAATTATGACGAACAGATAGGATTATATTCAAAATGTACTGCTGGTATTTCTTACGATGAAAGTTTGGAAGATAGAATGAATATTATAGGTCAAAATGGGAATGATGGAACTCACTATGAAATCCCTTTATTCGGTGGGTTGCCTCGGTAGGTTGCCTCGGTGGGTTGCCTCGGTAGGTTCATAAATAAAGGTGTCCACATCGTTTTGATGCAGACACCTTATAAACTGATCTCTCCCAGTAGTCAAGAAAATGTATATTTGTTAGTATTATGAAAATCGTACCCTGATTAAACTAACTTTGACTCACGCATATACACAGCCGACAATACATCTTTGGTATGGATTTCTATTCTTAATCAAGGCTTATAAACTTTAATAATTTAACATCCACTTCGGATTTTAAATCGTATCTTAACTGAACCAATCCACGTTCTATTATTTGCATAATATGTTCGCTTGATGCGTTCTTCCAAGACAATCTCTTTATTAATACGGTTTTCTTTTTTAGCGTTAAATAAGCTAAAGCAGTATCGTACATATTTTTTCTAACTAAATTTACAAAATCATAATCAATTACTTCCATATTTAAAATGGTTTGATTGTCTTTTGCTATTTGTTCTAATTGTTCGTTTAATTCTTCCATTCCTTTTACTCGCTGGGTTGCCTCGTTGGGTTTATAATTTCTCCAAGTGTCCACTCCTGAGAGCAGTCTAAATGGTTTGTTATCCAATCTCTTGCGTCAGAGATGTTTTTAGCTTCAAAAATGTGCTGTTCTTTAAATGAATATGCAAAATATGTTTTCATTTTATGTCGGTGGGTTTTAATTTACTTTGAATTTCATCAATAGATTGTATAATCTTAAATGAAAATTCTTCCATTTCTTTATCTTTATGCAAAATTGCGTATGCAATTATGTCTGAATGTTCTTCTTTTAAGTGATCCAAAGCTACCTGGATTACATTTGCTTGATATTTATTTATTGATATTTTCATAATTTTTTATTTCGTTATTCCATTTAATAAAATTGATTACTCCTTCGTACACATTTTCTAATTTGTTTTTACTTGAATTTGTGTAAATTGTTACAACTTCTTCAACTGAATAAGCTGTGTACATTTTTGTATGTTCGTTTACTTGTATAGTTGTTTGATGAACATTAGCTTTTACAAATGGATTCCAAAATGATTTTACTTTAAAATCAACTTCTAAACCTTCTATTTTTTCTACAACTTGCATTAACCAATTCCAGTCTTTATCGAAAATTAAATCATTTGAATTAAAAACTGATAGCGGTTTTGAATATCCGTCAGTATCTTTTAGGTATGTTTTTTCACCTAAAAATTCTGCTATTAATTTGTTGTTTTGTGTGTTCATAATTTTAAGTTTAATTATTAAGATAAATTTCGTTTATTAAGTCTAATATTTCTTCCTCGTCTTGAGTAACTTTAAATCCTCCATTGTTATGCGTTAGATGACCTATTGTTGTGCAATCATCATTTTGCTTTATATCTCCAATCATATTTACATTTATGTAGATTGGTTTTTTATCGTAAACACTTGTTAACAATATAAATCTTGGTTTTTCCATTTTATTAAGTTTTAAAGTTTGCCACAAATTTGTTTCCTTAACTTCTCTGCAAATATAAGTTGATTTTTTGAATTACGAATTATGTTTATGATAATTTTAACATTTTTTATAAGTGTCCATTAGTGTCCACTTGATTTTTGATTCAATTTTAGCTAAATTTTATTCTATTTTTTTGTTAAATTTTTCGATTTTTTTCGATTTTTTTCGATTTTTTTCAGTTTTTTTTTCGATTTTTTTGTTAAATTTTAGATTTTTTTCAGTTTTTTTGTTAAATTTTCAGATTTTTGAATTTTCAGATTTTTGAATTTTCAGATTTTTGAATTTTTGAATTTTCTGATTTTTCAGATTTTTCTAAATTTCTATTTTTTCAAAACCGTAAGAAATTTGTATTTCTCTATTTGGATATTTTTCAAGTATAGCCAAACGCAAATCTTCGTTATCGTAATCAATATCGTTATCTCTTTCGTTCATTACGATAGGGTTTATTACATCGATTATTTCTTGTTTAGTTAGGTTTGACGTGATAAAAAAATCTTCTTCGCTGTAACCTGTTGTGTTAATTCTAAATGTTCTCATAATTTTTAGTTTTAAAGTTTGCTGTCGTTTTGACTTCCTTAACTTCTCTGCAAATATATGGCGACTATCTGAATTAAGAACTATGTTTATGAAAATTTTAACATTTGATTTACTGGGTTGCCTCGTTGGGGTTTATTCCTTTTACTCGGTAGGTTTAATAGCTGGGTTGCCTCGGTAGGGTTTATTCCTTTTACTCGTTGGGGTTTATTCCTTTTACTCGGTAGGTTTAATAGTTGGGTTGCCTCGGTAGGTTTAATAGGTAGGTTGCCCTTGTTCTGGATATCTCCTATTATGGTGCCCTTGTTCTGGATCTCTCCTATTATGGCGCCCTTGTTCTGGATCTCTCCTATTATGGTGCCCTTGTTCTGGATCTCTCCTATTATGGCGCCCTTGTTCTGGATCTCTCCTATTATGGCGCCCTTGTTCTGGCAAAAAGTAAAAAAAATATAATAAAATCATTTTTAGCCTGTTTAAAGCATTATTTTATTCAAAATGTATCAATACATCAAAAAAGTTTTTTTTTGCCTTAAAACGATTAAAAAAGGTATCGAAATTTTAACAAAATTTTATGATAAATTTAACATTTAAAGCATTGTTTTATTCAAAAACTGTCTTATATTTGTACAAGAAATAAATTAATAATCTAAAATTAAAACTTAAAAATTATGAACACTATTAAAACAATTTACAACAAAATTAGCTTTTTTCTTTTTGGTAATAAAAGCGCTTGTACTGGATTAATTAACTAAATTAAAAACATTTAAAACTTAAAAATTATGAACACTATTAAAACAATTTACAACAAAATTTCTTTTTTTCTTTTCGGAACTAAAAGCGCCTGTACAGGCTTAATTAATTAACTTATGAAAAAGTTTCTACAACAAAAAAACAAACAGATTTTTTTAGCTCAGTTAATAGCTATTTATTTTTTAATCAATTTAATTATAAACTTAATACACTAAACAAAATGAAATTATTGACAACAAATAACGCAAAGACAATTAAAGGAGAAAAGAAAAATTATAAAACATATATTCTTTATATGTCTCCAGCATATCAAAACGACAAAAATATAAATCTTTGTTCACACGCTTCGAAAGGCTGTATAGAGGCCTGTCTATTTAAATCTGGTTTTGGAGGTATTTATAATAGTGTACAGAAGGCAAGAATATCAAAAAGCAATTATTTTCTAAATGATAGAACAAATTTTTTGCTCCAGCTAAAAAAAGAAATTGCCGCAGCAATCAAAAACAAAAAAGAAAACGAAAATTTAGCCTTTAGATTAAACGGGACAACCGATATAAATTTTGAAAAGTTTAAAATAGAAGATGATAAAAATATTTTCGAACTGTTTCCTAATGTTCAATTTTATGATTATACAAAAAATTATATAAGACTTGAAAAGCGCATTTTGCCGCCAAATTATCACATTACATTTTCGAGAAGTGAAACCAACGAAGAAAAAGCACTCGAGATGCTCAAATTAGGTTATAATGTGGCTGCAGTATTCAACAATTTACCGACCAGCTACAAAGGTTACAAAGTTATAAACGGCGACGAAAATGACCTTAGATTTTTAGACGAAAAAAACGTAATAGTAGGACTAAAATATAAAAAATTAACTGGCAAAGGAGCTGATAACAGCCAAGGCACTAAATCAAATTTTGTAATATAATGAATTTAACACAAATTAAAAAAGAGAGAGCGCAAAAGCGCAAAGAACAAAAGCAGCTAAAAAAAGCAATCCAAGAGGCAAATAAAGATTTTTTTACTAACTTTTTTAAACATTTAAATGATGAAATCTAAAAAAACAAGACTAAAAGAGCATAACGAAAGACTTATTTTTTTAAATAGTATTAATCATTATACACAAACTGGACACCCAAAAATAGAAAAATATTTTAAATTATTGATGCAGATAAAAAACGACATCTTTAAAATAAACAATTATAAACCATATACAAGAACATTCAACCCAACAATTAATTCAATTCAACAACTTAAATAATCATGAAAGAAATTATAGAAAACACAGCAGGAAAATTCTTTACCGTTACATTTGTAAAAAAAGACGGCACAATTAGAAAAGCCACAGGAAGAACAGGAGTAAGAAAAGGCACAAAAGGGATAGGTTTAGGTTATAACGCTGCAGACAAAGGAATAAAAATACTTTGGATATGTGATGCGGAAAACTTCAGAGCAATAAGATTAAACTCTATTTTATCGATTAAATTTAAGGGAAAGTTTTATTTTAATACTGTAATCTAATGAATAACAACAATAACCAAATGCCTGCGCTATTTTTAGCATTTTGCGTAATCGGCGCAATTTATGGAATTATACACCTATTCGGAATGATTATAGGAGTTAGTTAATATTTTAGTAAGATCTATAATTTATGAAGATTAGACAAAAAAACCAACAGACAACTTTAACAATTCTCGCATAACGTAAAACATTTTTTAAGTAATACACCCCGTTAAATTTAGCGGGGTTTTTTTATGCGCTGTAATTTGTTACTTATTCAGGTGCAAACTTATTCAGGTGCAGACTTATTCAGGTGCAAACTTATTCAGGTGCAAACTTATTCAGGTGCAGACTTCTTCAGGTGCAGACTTCTTCAGGTGCAGACTTCTTCAGGTGTGCAAAAAAGATCCAAAAACAGAAGAACCCACCCCCGAAAAATGCAAATAGGGTACAAAAT